ATCTCCTTCCGGAAGTGGCCCATCCCACAGGCTTTTGGAGCCAATGTCGATCCTGAGCGTGACGAAACCTACGGACACCACGAATTGACCTTGCAGAACGGGTCCGTTTGTGTCATGTTACCTGGTATGCAGGACGAATGGCAGCACCGTATTCCAAAGGCTTCTTTCGAGTGTGGGGAACGGATCAGCTTGACCTTTCGTGGGTACGTGGAGACCTGATGCCGCACTACATTTGCAAGATGAACGGTGATGTGGTCAAGGACTGGACCAAGGGCCAAACTTGCTACATCGTTTGGTCCGAAGTCGTGGACGCCCCGATCACCTACGGGATGACCCTGGAGGAGTTGAAGGACTGGCTCGTTGACAACGGTGAAGACAGCGATCTGGAAGCTCGCATGGAGCGAGTGGAGAAGAAGGGGACCTCTGCCATGGACTACACTTCCTTCGAAGAAATCGCCAAGTTCAACCGGGCTGGTCCAAGAGAAGAATGTCTTTCTCTGGAAGAACTGACTGAAGCATACTGGGAACCTTCTAGACTTTAAGGAGACATGGACATGGGAATGTACACAGAAATTCGGACGGAGTTCATCGTTTCTGACCCTGCGGTCAAGACGCTTTTGACCGGGATGATGATCACCTCAAGCACAAGAGATAGCCTGTTGGATCTGCTAGAAGAGCCTTGGGCCAAACATCCATTCTTTCAATGCGACCGGTGGGCGTTCATTTTCACTATGGGGTCCGCATACTTCGACACTTACTACCGTGAGGCCATTTACTTGGGCGATGACCGAATGCTGGTAAGGACCTGCGCTAACCTCAAGAACTACGTTGGGGAAATTTCGAAATTCGTGGACTGGATCCGTCCGTACTGCGAGCCTCAATCTGCTCCAATTGTGACGGAGCAATACGAAGCTGACGATGTACTCACAAAGCACTTCCAGGACGGGTCCAAGGCATTCGGTCCGGCTAACCCAAGGCACTAGATCTCCACGCAAGCCCAGCGCGTTAGTCTGGGATCAGTAGGACAGGGCTGCGGGAGCGGCAAGGTAAAGATAGGGAGAAAGCCCGATTCCAGAAGGTTCGAATCCTTCAACCTGTTTTAGGGTGTTGACGTGGCTAAAAGCATATGCTATTAATGCGGAATGGACACTCAAAAATGCTGGAACAGCGGCTCGATTGTGAGTTCGAATGAGGCAGCGCGTTTTCACCACTGTTCTTGTGGGGCTCACCTGAAAGTCACTCCAAAACACAATCCTAAAATTGCTGGTCAGACATTGCCAGGCTGGCATATCCGAGTGCCAAAACACAATAAACCTAACCCCGCTGGCGCTTGATCTCGTTGTGCCCGGGTCCAATGTAGGTAACCCGGCCGGTGGGTGTGAATCCATACCCTGGAGCTAAGTAGCTCAAAACACAACGACAATTGGGGTGCAGGCCCGCGACCTTGGGGAACTGTTCGCCCTTCTTGTGGTAGCCGCCTTGGACCTCGGACATGTACCAGCACCGTGGCGTGGTCTTGTCTGGCATCAGGTGCAGCCGGGTACACTCGGAACACCTGACCCCGTCCCGAACGACTACCCAGAAGACCACTGGTTCAGCATTGCCGGTAGCCGCAGCAATTTGACCGATTGCGTCAAAGCTGCCGGTGTTTTTGATGGTCTGAGTCTCGGTCTCCACGATCCGCTTCACGTCGGACCGCATGGAGGACATGACGTCGATCAGCTTGCCGCCCAATACCTTCTCTACGTCCGTCTTGACGCCCTTGGCGGCTGCGTTCTGGAGGAAGTTCTGGACGTAGTGGACGGTCTGGGCTTGGGTCTTCGACTTGACCGCATCCAGGTAGTTCGTAGCAACCTGGGCAAGGACATTGAAAGTGTCGTCGGACGGCTTGGCCCCTTCAGTCTCCCCAGCCTTCCGGAATAGCGCTTTGAGCGTGAAGTCTGGGTTAGCCAAAAACGCCAACCCCCGGTGCTGGTAGTTCTCTGGGATCAACCGAGCTTTAAGACGGTCGAATAGCCCTTCCACAGCTCGGTGGATCAGCTGAACAGCCTCTTTGGAGAGCTTGCGTGCCATTAGGTATGGAGCTTAGCCAAATCCACGATCTGCTTGGCTAACTCTTTCGATTCCAAGTCGAATTCACTCAAAACATTGCGGATGGTGGCCTTTTGCTGCTGGAGTAGATTCCGTCGTAGCGGCGTAAGACTCTTCTCACCCTTGCTCAAAGCACCGAGGGCCTGGTCAATGGCTGCCCCGGTCGGAGAATTAGGGTCTGCTGGAGCCCCACCTTCGGCTTGTCCTTCTGGAGGTTGTCCGGCTTGAGCCTGCATCTGCTGCATCTGCATTTGCATGTCTTGCCACTTGAACCACATGTCGTTCTGGTAGAAAGCCAAAGCGGGGTCCTTCGAGGCGTCCTTTTTGTCGAAGAACTCCTCCAGAATCTCCCCGAATGTCATGTAGCTCGACATGACCTGTTGCTGAGCTGGGTTGAGCGGGAACCGGCCACCGTTCTTTTTGCCGAGCGGTTGCTTCTCGGTCCGCTCCATGATTTCGTCGTAGGTAAGGTGGACGCCTTGTTCAGCCGCCAAGCGCTGGGATTCTTTTTCAGCCGTTTCAGCATCCAAGCCCACCAGCTTGATCGAGCACATCTTGGCCAAGTCCGGGGCCAACAGTGGAAGGATCTGCTCATTGAGGAAGGCTTGGAAGTGAGCCAAGAACGGACGCATACCTACATCGCGAGCCGCCAGCAGCTTGTACTCGTTGTTGCTCTCGGAAAGGCTCTGGCTGTTGCTGCCCTTCGACAAGTGGTTCCAACCTGGAAGCTCATCTGGGGACATCTGGTAAGCGCTGAGGGTCACCCGAGCCGTAGTGTCAGACAAGAACTGGAACTCAGCGTCCTTGCCAGCCTGGTCGATTGGAGTCCAGGTGATGGTGTCGTCTTTGCCGATCCCGAAGATGGGGGTACGGTGAGAGTTGGCAACCGAGTTGATATTGGCAGTGAAGTGGCGCTTCACGCCTTCCATGATTGATTCTTGGATGTCGTCCGACTGCACCACCACGATGCCCTTGCTGGCACGACCGTTCTGGAAATAGAGACGGTTGTGGGTGGTGATATTGACGTAAGTCGTGACTGCTGAGACGATGGTGTCGATAGGGGTGACTGGGTACCCCATGTTCTCAATGTCAGAAGTAGCTGTCAGGTTTTTGACGTAGCATTCTTCCTCAGTGAAAGCCTGCTGTGGCTTACCATTGATTACCTGTACATACACGTATTCGTCATCAACGAACCGTTCAGCTTTGAACTTCTTGTTTTTGAGGTTTTCCAGCAACCGCTTCGCCTGGCGACGGATCTGAGCGTTAGCTTCCTTCTGTGGAGTGGCGAAGTAGATCGTACCTACGTCCAGGGGACGGAAGGAGTGGAACTTCTCCCCGTTGGCGGTGTCCTTGAAGATCATTTCGGTAGCGAACCGAGAGAACAAAGCAGCGTTGCGACCCTGCATCCAGAGGAACTGGGAAAGGGACATGACCTCGTGGTCTTTGTAGCCGTTGGTGTCACCACAGGTCAGAAACTTGCGTTCCACCTCTGCAATACGGTCTTGAAGCTTCTTCTTTTCGTCGTTCTGAAGATGCTCGGTGTACCCAGGTTCTGGTTCGATTTTGAAACCCGTCGAGAACCGGTCAGGCTGTGGACGCCCGAACGAAGACAAGTGCGAAGCTCTGGTGTTGATGATCGCCGCAACCAGGTCGTTGCGGAGCGGGGTCATTTTGAGGGTAAAGGGCTGCTGAAGGTGCGGAGGTACCCGAACATAGAGGTTCGAGTATTTGTCCAGATGGAGGGGGTCAATCTCAAACCCAAGCCGCTGGATGGTGTCTTCAGGGGAATTGAGTGTGTTCAGAATCGACTTGACCAAGGGGCTGGAGTCAGCAATTTTCTGATCGTACTCTTTTTCTTCTCGCTTGGTCAAAACCTCTTCGCCAGCCACGTAGAACTTGATGTCCTTTTTGGCCTTTTTTACGGTTGGTTCCCCCAACGAAGCCAGCATCGTTTTCTTGAATGAGGACATGGTTATTCAGCCTGGACGATTAGTACGTTGGCAGTGAACGGACTGCGGTTGTAGAGACTCAGTGCGTAGGTCGGGCCTCGCTTTTGGTATACACCGACCTTGGTGGGGTCTCCGGCACCCACCGGCACAACCCGCTGGAAGTTCCCTGTGTCTCCATTGACTCGGACTACAATCTCTTGGTCCGCCTCAATGTACAAAAAGGACTGTGTGTCGGTGTAGAACACCAGCCCCGCAGCCGTAGGCAGAATGCCTGTTTCAAGAGCAATGGGGTTGGTCGAGATGACCTCAAAGAAGGTGTCAGTTACGGCCAGCACTTGAAATGCCTTGCGAGAGGCCAGAGCAAATCCGGAGATCACATCTGCTGTATCTCCAGGTTGCACTCCGGTTGAAGTGAAGGCTCGAATCGCAGTATTGGTAGTGGGGGTAACTGTTTCGCTGTATGCCAAAAAGTCTTCGCCAGCCAACCGCATGAGAGTGATGTTGGTGGACGACGCCTTAGACAGCACCTGCCAATACCCGGTGTTAAGTTCGTTGAACTCGCTGGCAGCGTCGCCGGTACCAATACCTGGCAGGAAGACAATGTCCCCCACCTGCACAGATGCAAAGTCAGAAGCCGACAGTGGGGGTACGGACCAGGTGGCGGTGGAGTTAGCATTGGCCAAAACCGTCACTGCGATCCCGGACAAGGTCAGGCTTCTGCCGGTCCGTAGACCTGGGGTTGTGCCAGATGTCCAAGTGAAGCGGTAACGAGATGGGTCCAGATTGGACAGGGTGATGGCAAAAGTCGTGGTCCCATCGATCGTAGTAGTCCGAAGACCATCGAATAGGGTGACAGTCTCACCGGGGTCCAAGGTGACTGGGTAGGACCTTGGGTCTACAACCGAAACCCCAGAAACGTCTGAGGTCCATTGAACCAACGCCTTTCGTGGGTTAGAAGAGGCTGGGAGGTCCGTGTAGGCCAGAAGCTTGGTTGTGACATTGAGAAGTGCGTTCATGTACAACAAGATTACGCAATGTCGAACCAAAAACCCTTGGTTTGGGTGTTCTGCACCTTTGTTTCCTTGTCTTTCTTGCCAAAAAGGTCATCATCTGGTGCAATTGACTGGATCAAACTCTTAAATTGCTCCGAATGCGTCTGTTTGGTGTCAACAAACGGTGAGGTCGGGGGTGGAACGGTCTTCTTCGGGGGCTCCATCACGCGAGGCACACCATTCGGGGCGAACACATTCATGACTACGTAACGCATTGAGTCAAGCCGGTCATCGTCTTTCTTCTTGGGGTTCTCTCCCACTTGGCCCGTGGCATCGACCTCGAACCCGTAAGTCCGAATGTCCTCCATCAGCAGCTCTACCCCTGGATCATCTTTCAAATAGTACAACTCTGGACTCCGGCCAAAGGGCCGCAGCTTCATTCGGACCGACTCAATACCTGCCTTAACCGACCCAGCACCCTTGTCCCACTCGCGCATACGGAACCCGCCCTTGCGCTTGAAGGTTTTGATGTCTGATGGCGATTCCGGGTCACCGAAACAGGTTGGTTGGAATGGTAGGTACTTTCCGCACACAGCAATCTTGTCGTCCAGTTCCAAACCAGGTTCGGAAAGCACATCGACGATCAACCCATAGCCTCCCCAAACAGCCATCATTGTGACGGCAAAATCGTGGGTCATACCGAAGTCCATGCCCAAGTAGAACTCTGCCCCACGGTCGAGCAGCAATTTGAGCAACGAGTTTTTGTCCCACTTGCCCTCGTCTTGATCTTCACCCAACACGATTGCTGCCATCTCTGCGGCTGTCTTGGCATGCACAGCACGGGAGAATTTCGGGTAAACCATGCCGGATTCATCTGGCTTCCGACAGAGCATATCCGTGATGATTTCGTTGATTGGAGACGACTTGAACTTGCCGATCACCTCAAGGATCGGTCGAACCATGGACTGGTCAGTGTCTTTGGGAACAAAGGTCTGTTTGGTTGCCAGACTCCCCTTACAGGCAGAGAACAGCTTGCAGTTCAGACACCCGGCATAGGCCGCTACCTTCTCGAACCCTGCCTGCACAGAAGGCGATGCTTGACTGTACCTGGACTCGCTCCAGACTTCCAAGTCGGAATCCCGGATGTACATGTCTGTCATCGGCTTGTCAGGCTGATGGCGAGATGGCGGGCAAGCTTGGGTTACGTCGATGATGTTCCAGTGCCGTAGAATCAGCCCCGTATCTTCGGCCTTGTCGATTTCCCGCTGTACCAACCCGATGCCGGACTTACGGGTCGAGGTCAAAAGAGTGAACGGGACCAACCCTCTTTTGGTAGTGGGAATTTGGTTGGACTGATGGTAGGCTTTTTCGTGGTGGGTAGGAACAACGTCAACTTCGTCCACGCACATGAATTCGGAGTGCTTACCGTTTACGCCAGAAAGGGTACAAATAACGATTTGGACCTTGTTCTTGTACTTACGGTATGATTTGCGATCCGGTAGAGGAAGCTCACCCCATTCCTTGCGGGTCAGATTGTCCTTGGTCTCCACATGCTCGTACCGCTCAATCTCCAAACGCATGACGTTGGTAGATGTGCGGAATGGTGCGATATATGGATTGTCGAAGAAGTCTCGGATGTACTCTTGGGAAACCGCAGCCTGGTCCTTGACCGCCGCCATGTGGGTGATGTTTCGACGGGTATGGAGCATTACCAGCAGCTCCAGAATCGAAGCGACCAGCGTCTTGCCAGCGCCACGGGCAGCGTATGCCATAACACGGTTGACGTGCTTGGCGTCATCGTCGTTATTGGTCAAGGCAACCGAGTACATCTCCCACAGCAAGTCCATCGGGTTGGAATTGGACTCAGGAGAGACCGTACAGTCAGGGAGTTCTACTCCCAGAAAGGTGATGACCCAGTTCTGCAAGTCCTTTTTGGTCTTGCATGGCCGGAATAGGACCTTCTTTTTCAGAAGGGCGATGTCGTCTGCTTTGGGCTTTACGGGATCCATTTGCCACGTCCAAAAGACATGGGGTCAAGCTCGGTGTTATGAATAGCCCAAAACCCATCGTCTACACGGTTGTACTTCTGCGACACATCGTTCAGCACTGCATGCAAGCTGTCAAAAGCAGGGCTCGGAAGGCCGTAGTCCATCCACCGGTATACGGGCTTGCTACCACTGGCGTCCAGCAACAGCAGCACTGTGTGGCCATCGACGATCCAATTAGACACAGGTCGCCAGAACACACTCAAAGCGTAGGCTGAACCGTAGCGACCCAAGAACGAAGAGTTTTTGTAGATCGCCTTGAGGGTCTCTTGGCGGTCTTCACAATCCCCCTTACCCGTCACCAACGTAGCCTGGGGAATCTGCCACCAGTCCCAAGGCCCGTCTGGAGTCCAGACATAGCCCGGTATCGAGTCCCGAAGCTCTTCCATGGTTGAGACAGAGGGGATCCCCACCGACCCATACTTGCGCCGCTGGAACCAACGGGGCACAGCAGACATGATCCGGACCCAGCCATGGGCGTAGGCATGGAAGCCGAGCCAGATCTGAAAATCAACCCACTTGTTCCGAATGAACTCAATCATCTTCAATTTCCTCTTTGTTGTTAGCCAAAAACTCAAGTGTGTCAGAGTCTGTTGCTGTGACCGGAATCATGGTTGAGCTTGAACCAACGACCTTGGCTGGGGAATCATTTACGTGAACATGGACCGCAGGCTGGGCTTTCTTGGGTCCGCCCTCTTGTCCAGTCAGCTTCAGGGCAAGGTTGACAAACTCTTGGTAGCTCCGGAAAGAGTAGTCCTTGTAGGGGCCCAAATCCTCTTTGTCTCCAGTCTGGAGGTACTTTCTGAAGTGCCCACCAGCCATCTTGTGGAAAGCTGCCATCGCATCAACGGCAAACCCTACAGCTTCAGTTTGGGTTTGCTGGACCTTCTGGGCGATCCCCCGGTAAAGCTCGTCCGTGTACTGCTCCTTGCGGAGGTCCCAACCGTCTTCAACCCGGGCCTTGACAATGATGCCCAGGCCAAAACCAGGGTTCATTTTTGCAATCTCCTCTGTGGACATGCCATGGAGGTAGAGCCCGAAGAACGAGGCGCTAGTGCTTGCGCTTAGAGCGGGTTTTGCTTCTCGAAGGTACTTTTCCAGAGCCTCGTACTCCCGCTCGTTTAGGACTTCCTTTGCCTTTGCCAGTTTCGTCTCCACAGACCACCTCTGCATTCCATTTTGAACCCAAAAGCGTCTGAACCCACAATTGCATGGTGGCCTTGGCCAAAATGCGAGGTCCAGACTTCGAAGGGCCCTTGAAGTAAAATTTCACAGACTGATTGGAAAAATCAGCCTCTGCACGGTCAAACTTCTCTTTCAGCACTTCCGAACCCATCAACCGTCCCCATTGAACCAGGTTGGTGGCCTGCATCTGGGTCAGCTGACCCTTGAGATTGGCTAGCTGGTGGATTTCCAGTGTCGAAAGCTTATCCAGTTCCTTTTTCACAGTCTTTCCTTTGCCATTTCCAAGAGCTTGTCTTGGGGTGTACCGTAAACAGGCTCATATCTATTAGTATACGAGCTGAATGCTACCTCGATCCCATCAGACTCCTTGACATGGTGCTGGAGGGGCTTCTCTACGAAGGTCCGGAACCGGGCATGTTTCCAAAGAGGTACGCGGGTACGAACATATGCTTCTGACCCATGAATGTCCACGTAGACCCGCTTCCCGTAGACAGGGGCTACCGGAGCTGTTTCACGATCTTCGTAGAAGGTAATGGGAGTGCAGAACTGGGAGGTGTCAAACGAGTCCAACACCTTCCCGTCCTCTACCAAAAGCAGGTGTCGTTTCACATTCGCATCTGCAAGAGTCCGCCACCTGGGAGCACCCACGTAAGTAAGGCTTCCAATATCCATGGGGGTGTGGATGTGACCTGAAAATACACGTTGGTCTGAAGGAATCTGGAAGCCGTCTTCAGCAAAGAACCCATTCTCATACTTAGCTCCTTGGAAAGTCTGGTGGCAGAAGATGGTTTTGACGCCCGGGTGTTGGGCGAGGATGTCTTTGAACTGGGCCTCGGTCGGGACGTAGGACACGAAGAGATCGGAGCTAAAAAACGGAACTTCTACTTGGTACGAAGCTTCGTCCAAGGGCGAATAAAATGGGTCCGCCACACTAAACCGGTAGTTCTGCTCATAGCAGTCCATAGCGGAATAGTTCAAATTCCCATTCCCGGGGCGGTCGTGGTTCCCTACCAGAGCAATGATCGGGCGGTTGATGCGAGCAAACGCCCTACGCCAGAAATCCACCACCTCCAGCCGAACCACCCCGTGGGTATGGTGCTGGTCACCCATGAATACTACAGTGTCGCCAGGGCACTTCAAAATGCCCTCCACCAGAGCTTCACAGTCCTCTAGTTCGTCGGGGGTGGCATGCACATCCCCTACCAAGAGGTACTTCACCGCTGAACTAGCTCAATCGAGTTGAGGGGCACCAGAATGAACTTTTGGTCATTCAGAGCCAGTTCCCGCTTAGCCCAAGGTTGGGTGTAGTCTTCGGAACGCACATAGACCGTAGCCCCCTTCAAAATCTTCTCGTTGCCGAAAATCACCTTGAGCGGGGTGAGGGTATTGACCGAAATGGCCTTTGCCATGCGGCTACCTGTCGGGACTTCGGATCGAACTTCCTTGACCGTAAAGGGTTCGCACGCCACACGGTCACCAAATGCTTGTGGCCCAGTGGGTTGGGGCTGAAAGAAAGCCATGTAGGCTGACGTATCGGAAATTTTCGACTCACTCATAGTTTAATACCCTTCAGCCGAAGCAGTTTTCGCTCAAGACAGCTGAGCTTTGAAATGGCGATACTAACACAAGCCAGCAGGTTGGCATTTTCGACCTGTACGTCTGGCCGGATGTCATCTGAAGCCTCGAAGCTATCTACCATACAGTCCCCTTCCTCATTGGGAACGTCGGAAGACACAAAATTAACCCCAGCCAGCAGGTTAGCGATCTCAGGACCCGTAGTTTGAAGCTCTGGAGGGCTGTCAGCGTTCATCCACTCTGCCAATACTTCATGGTCCACGCCGTCTGGAAAATACCGGAGCAGTTTATTAGCCCAGTACAACTTTTGACGGTCGTCAGGGTAGAGGTGGACCATGGTAGCGGAATAGTTATTGACCCGGTCACGCCGCATGATTCCTACTGCGACGCCAAGGAGAGCCTTGTACTGAGCCAAGCTCTCGCTTTCGGACATACCGGTGTCGTCTTCTGGGGCAAACTTATCTACAGCCAGTAGCAGCGCCATGGAGTGGATCTGGACCAAGTCCATGAACGAGAGATGGGCTTTGGGGGTTGCGTTCCAGAAGAGCAGGCTTTGACTAATAGCCAAAGGCAGGTTCTCTTCCACCATCTGGTCGCGGAGTTTTTTGATCTGGTTCGCGTAGGTCACGATGGCACTGCCCTTGCGCCACTTGCGAGCTTTCAGTACCCACTGAACAAAAGAATAGTTCATGCGGAACCGGTAGATTTTCTTTGGTTGCCGTTTCTTGAAGGCGTCAGAAATGAACAACGTGAACGTCTTGGCCCGCTCCCGGAAGTAAGGTCTGGCATCCAGGATGTTCCGCCTGGTCTCACAGATGAACTCGAAGAACTCCGTGTAGACCTTTGGGCCAGATTGATGCTTCTGGAGTGCCTTAGAGAAGTCCCGTTCCAGCCGGATCAGCTTTTTGACCTGCTTGCGTTGGCGCTGCCGGAGCGTCTCTTCTTGGTCTGGCGTGTACTTCGTCTGAGCTACCCGGAGGTTCTCAGCAAAGAGTCGGTATGCCTTTTCATCTTCAAACATTCAAATCACCTTTACGGGGCCCTGAATCTCTTCGTAGTAGGCCGTTCGCTGTTGAGCATGTTTTGACAAAATGTCAATGTTCTTAACATCGAAGTCTAACACAAAGAAGGTTTCCTTTTGGGTTGGTGTGTGCTTCCGGACACCACGGCCAATGGCTTGCTTGACCTGAATTTCGGACTTCCCGCCTTGCCAATAGATCAGCACTCGGGCCGGGAGGATGTCTACCCCGGTCGAGATGCAGGAAGTCCCGATGAGGAGCTTGCACTCCCCAGAGTTGAAGCGGTTGACCTGGTCGGTCGTGTCGCATTCCTGGTACTCGGCAGGGAGACGCCCTTCTTCAGCATTCCCACCATGAGCAAATTCAGGCTTGTGGCGCAGGTGCTGGAGCAGGTAGTTGAATTGTTCAATCTCTTCCAAAAGGACCAATGTAGGCAGCCCCTTGGAAACGGAGTCGTTCACCACAGATGCAATGCGCTGGATGACCTCTTGGTTATAGAAGAGGTGGCGCTGGTTCATTCTCAGCACGTCTGACGAATAGTAGGAGTCATTGGACTCCACGGTCATCATGGCAAAGGTAGGGACGGCCAGCCAACCTTGAGCGATACCTGTGGCTGCGTCCATCTCGTACACTACCGGACCGGTGATACCCTCCAGAAGTTTCTTGAGTCCGTCCCCACGAGTCTGGGTGGCACTGAAGAAGAACCGGTAAGGGGTGTCAGCCAGAAGCCCCAGACAGACCTTCTCAAAGGTAGCAGCAGGGCAACTGTGACTTTCGTCTGAAATGAAAACCTTGGTTTGGCATAGGTTTTCCCAATGGACTGAATCCTCTTTGATTTTCGTGAGGGACTGGCCATTGGCCACAACGATTTGCTTGTCCGATTCCTTCTTACGGTCAAAAAATTGACCTACTTTGGACTTTCCAAAGAGCTGGACTGCCTCCAGGTAGATCTGTTCGCTGATCTTGGTCGAAGGGGTCATGATGACTGTCTTGAGCCCCAAGCGGTGGGTCAACTCGAATAGCATACGGGTTTTCCCGAGCCCGGTGTTGTGGGTGACCAAGAAAGTATCGGTCAGATACAAGTGGTTCCCATCCAACTCAAACCCATAGAACTCTTCGGAATCACTAAGTTTTTCGACCTTGAACCCAAACATCTTTGGGTTCTTAATCTGTTGACGAGACCGCGCCCTTTTACGTTCAACCCGACACTGGATCCGATCTGTGTCTCCACTAATGTAAAGGCGGAAATAAGTCCCAATGGTCCCGTGCTGATCAGATTTTTGGCACTCGTTTGGCCCATTGACCCTAAGACCAACAGACCTGGCTACAAAAGCAACGTCCTCCGCCAGCCGTTTGGACTTTGAAACATAATCAAAACAGCCATCGATCAAACTTCCATCAGTGTCGATTAACCCCGCAAGAAGATCAAGACGGTCTTGGATGCTTGAAATTTTGTAGTCGTTTGGAATGAACTTATCGCCACTTCCAAGTCCATAGACTCCAAGTCCCCTCAAAATTTTGGTCAAAGGGTTACGGTTGAATCTTCTATCTACTCCATCGTGAATACGTGGAAGGTCGAGGCTCGACAGGCTCCAAGTGGTGGACTTGTTCTTGAAGTTGCTCTTATTCATGGGAACTGCCTTGAGCCCGAACCCCTTAGCAAGGATGGCGATTTCTTCTTCGATTTCTGAGTCTGCGGTTGTGATGTTAGGCGTCTCCATGAGACCACCATCACCAAGGAGGATTCCTAGATGATACGGACTCAATTCCCATTCAGGAGATACCCAAGAAGTCACTGGCTCTGTCGTGTGCTTCCATAAGTGTTTGAAAAACTTGGGTTTTTCAATGTAGTCATTGATAGTCAGAACTGTTGTCGGATTGTCACCCAAAAAACTCTTGATGGGTGCTCTGTTGCTTGTTCTAGTACGGCGTTTGGTTCGAGTTAGGTACATCAAGTGATTTCCATTGGCCAAATACGATTGACCATTCACCATAGTCACCCGATACATTGTGTCGCGCCCTCTCTTAAGAGAGAGGACGTTTCTGGCTGTTGAATCGTTGCCCATCAACTTGTCGCCTACAACAATGTCTTCTACGGCCTTCAGTGACCCATCAAACATCAAGAGTTTTTGACCCTTGCCATGGCAAGCCAAAGAAACAGCCCCGTGTTTAGCCTCTAGAAGCTTCTCCACTCCTTCGGCTTGGTAGGGACGGAGGCTGTGAGGTGCTTTGACCCATTTCATGGGTTCTGGAGCAGGGTACTGGATCAGATTCTCTACCGTGGCCTCGTACCCCTCAACCAACCTGGGAACAAAACCAGACAAAGTCTCGTAGGTCCCATCTTCATTTGAGACCATCAGCTTCCGATGACAGGCAGCTTTCTTTTCAGCAATGGCTTCTTGAAAAGCTTCAACCCCATGCTCTTCAGCATACCAGCGGTTCTTTTTGAACTTTTGGAGCTGGTACTGGAGGGAGGTATTGGTGACCGAAAGCTCCACATCCAAAGAGTTGAGCTTGTCCACGTAGTCGTGGATCTGAACAGAAGCTGGGCTTTTGATGATTAGCTTCACTCCAGCACCTTGGCCATTACGGCATCGAAGGCTTTAGCCACCTTGGAGTCCAGACTTCCTTGAAGGGGAATGGTCTGAATGGAGTTGACTACCAGGAACTCCCTTACCTTTTCGTCGATCGCCTTGATCTGGGTTTGAGAGTGGATTCGGTTTGAATCTCGAACCAAAGGGTTGAAATTCACATACCCACACTCAAAGACCAATGGCTTCAGATCCCGATGCCTGGCTAGCACAGGACCTTTGAAGGAAGAAGTGACACTCCCCATGTAGAGGAAGGAATTCAATGGAGAAGAATCACAGATTAGAATAGTCTCTGGAGAGCAAACAAAGCTCCAGTCACTTTCCATCTTCAACTGCTTTTCACAAATGGACCTTTGGTCCCGATCATCCAAAACCAAGTCTTGTGTCTGCCTGAATAGCTTGGCTTCAACGATGTACGAACGAGCTTGCTCTACCAAAAACTCTGCTGGTAGTTCCGCTTCCTTGATACGGGCGAAAAGCTTTGCTGCAATCGTCGTTTTGCCTGAGCTGGGACAACCTACAAATTCAATGAGCATCCCCAGATATTACCATAATCACCTCGGGGTCTAGCGTAGCGACCAGACCCCGGGTGTGCCGTAGTTGCACACCCAGTCAAAACAGGTCGAAGACATAGCTATCACCAAAAAGAAAAACATAGTAACGGACCGTCTGTCAGACCCTAGCATCGTATGTCAAAACTGATGTAATGGTGCAGTGGGACCTGTTTGGAGGACCTGAATGGCTAATGCAGGGGCGGCTCCGCTGGTGGCGGGCCGCAGGCACATGGGCAATGTGGTAAGGACCCTCTCGCTTCGCTTCGGGTCCCAAGTGCATGTTTAATGGGATTGCCTAACAGGGTTCTAATTATATAAGGGGCCTAAAAAAGTTTGTCAAGCGGAATCGTAGCCCTTAATGTTTCTTAACAATCGGTCTCGTAAGTACCTGTAACTTGGTCGGAGTCTTAACAATCGCTTAACATTTAGATTGGGTGTTGACGTATGCCAAAAGGTTTGGTATACGTAAGGACATGACCACTCACACCGTTGATAGCGTCGTCAGTGAAGTTACCCACACCTGTGACGGACCCGTTACCCCCTACGTGGTCATTTCCCGGATCATGGTGTTGTCGGCCGATAACACCATCCCTCTCGCGGTGTTGTCTGAGGCTTGCTACAACGCTCTGACCGAGCTGGGTTGCGACCTGAGCGAGAAACACAGCTTCCGCTCTACCGAATACTAAACCGACTTGGTGTATACTCCTTGGACATTTCCTCCAAGGAGCCGTTCTTGCAATACCAAAAGGTGAAGTCCGTAGCCAAAGTCGTCAAGGTCCGTGGTGAAAAGCTGGATGACCTTGTTCTGAATACCCTCAAGACCTGTGCCGACGCTGTAGGTTCCACTCTGGGGCCTGGCGGTATGTCGGTGGTAATCGAGCGCCAAGAGATTGGCATGGCTCCGATGATCACCAAAGACGGGGTTACGGTCTTCAAGGCTTTGGGTTTTCAGGACCCTACCGCCCAAGTGCTGATGGAAGCTACCCGGGACGCTTCCGTGCGGACGGCTAATGAAGCAGGTGATGGAACCACTACCGCGACAATTTTGTCGTATTCGCTCACCAAGACGACAAAACAATTTTGCAAGGACCACCCCAAGTATTCGCCCCAGAGGGTCATGCGGGTTTTGTCGGAGACCTTCGAAAAGGACACCCTCCCCTGGATTGCAGCTACAGCAACCCCGGTGAACGCCGATCCAAAGTCTTTGGAATACGTTGCCCGGGTATCCGCCAACGGAGACGTGGACCTGGGTAAAGCCGTGATGGAGTGTTTCAACTTGGTGGGCGACGAAGGAAACGTGACCATTACCGAAGAGAGTGGCCCTTCTTCCTACAAGGTGGAGAAAATTGAAGGCTACCCTGTGATGACCGGCTACGAGGACTCGTGCAAGCTCTTCTACCCGAAGTTCATCACTGAGCCAGGTGTCCAGTCCATTCGCTACGAGAACCCGGTCTTCGTTCTCTACAACGGTGCCATCAACGACTACAACATTCTGTCTTCGTTCTGTGAACGTGTAGGACAAGATCCCAAGACCAACCGGATCGTGCTGGTAGCCACTTCGTACTCGGACCAGGTGCTGGCTTTGCTGGCTATGGGTGCGGCGGACCCCGTAGTGGATCTGAAGGTGTTTCCTTTGGCTATTCCGAAGTCTCCTATCGCCACAGGCCAACTGGACTTCCTCCAAGACATGGCGGCATTGACTGGTGGAACCATCATGGACCCTATCAACAACCCACTGGCCACGGCGGCTGCCGACAATGTGGGCAAAGGTCCTACTATGTTTGAATGCACTCGGTGGCGCTCGAACATCATTGGTCACCTGGATCCAGAGCTGATTGAGGAGCGGGTCAACGAAATTGAACAGCAAGTTATGTCGGCTGGGTCAGAACTGGACAAGACCTTGGCTCGTGAACGCATCGCCAAAATGACCTCGGGTATCGCCAAACTCCGGGTGCTGGGTAGCTCCAACGGTGAAATCAAAGAGCGCCGGGACCGTGCGGAAGACGCTGTTTGTGCCGTTCGAGGGGCCATCAAGCACGGCGTCCTCCCAGGTGGCGGCTGGACTCTGGCCCATCTGGCTCACCGGTACGGCCAAGCAACGGATGATTCTTTCGTGTCGGTGGTCAAGCGAGAGATTTTGGCCAAAGCGCTGATCGCTCCAGTGGAAACCCTCTACACGAATGCAGGGTTTGATGGTGACCAGACCCATGACGCCATCAACAACCTGGCCTCGGGATCGAAGACCTTCGACATTTTGGAAGGCAAGTGGGTGGACGGGGTGACTGGAGGGCTGCTGGACTCGGTTCCGGCCGTTCGAGATGCTCTCAAGAACGCCATGTCCATTGCAGGTGTGATGGGGACGTGTGGAGCCACCATCGTCTTCGGTCGAGACGAGCATTTGGAACGGTCAGAAGCCTCCAATACGGCTGAGTTCTTGCGGAACGCCAACTCAGAAGTGGACTACTACTAATGCCCTTCTTTCGCTACCAGTGCCCCAAGTGCCTTCTCCAAGCCCGCAAGTTCTTGGAGAAGCGGGAAGGCGAGCCCCCACCTTCTAAGTGCGAATGTGGCCAAGCTACCCAGTGGGTCTATGGCCAGCCCCAGACGATGATCAAAGAGGTTTTGGACAATGGCATCATGCCTCGTTCCGTAGAACGCCTAAAAGACATTGAAGAGTTGATCCACGAACGGCACAAGGTGTATAAGCCGAAGGACGGAGAGATTGTCTAAATGGCTCTGATTGAGTGGGAAAAAGAAGAAGAAAAGCGGCGGCTGAAAGCTGTCGCAGCTTGGCCTTCTTATGTGGGGAGAACTCCTACAGAGCGGAATGATTTTGACGATGGGTACCAACTGTTCTTTGAAGAAAAACCAGAAAAGGTTGGATCTTGTATCAAAACTCCAAAGGTCCGGTTCACGTTTGATGGGAACAGGCAACCTGTGAGTATGTGGACTGGGTTTTCTAAGGCCCAGCTCTTCCCGGTGATTAATGGGCCACTGGCAGGACAAATGGCCGTTGATGGGACTGAAGGATACTCTCTTTACAACTCTTCTGGTAAGTCCAGCAGGAAACACATCCCAAAATGTGTGCTTGTCCACACAGACTCGTTGCGGGTCGCCATGGACTTGGTCTTGGGGAGTTGAATGAACCACACCCTGGGCTTAGACTATGTCGTCATGGAGGGTTTCCGGACCTTCTACGATCGTACCCGCATTGACTTCCCTGGCAACGGGTTGGTTCTGATTGACGGGCTGTCTGGCTCGGGCAAGTCCAACATTCTGTTGGCTATCAGCTGGGTTCTGGATTTTGCCCCTACTGGGTACACCAATGAGGCCATGGAAAGCTGGGGTTCCAAGGTCACCCAAGTAGACCTCGGAATGCACTTGGATGGTGCAGAGCTACTGGTGTCCAAAGGTAAGTCTACGTTTTTGGAATACAAAGGTAAGCGAACTACCGGGGCCAAGGCTGTAAAGGAAGAACTCCAGTCTTTACTAGGGGTTAGCGGGGATACATTGGGGGCTCTTTGCTACCGCCCACAGCGTTCTCCCTCGAAGTTCCTTTCCATGACCGATGCCCAGAAGAAGCAATGGCTTTCGACCTTGCTGGGGCTCAACCGGTTTGAGGAAAGCGCTACTGTTGCGGCCAAGGCAGCCAAAGAACTGAACAACAAGATCGTTGCCTATACCGAAACACTGGCCACCCAGCGTCGAAGTCACGAGATGCTTGCTCAAACAGCGACTCCTCGACCTGAAGTCGAAGACTACAGCTCCAAAATCACCGAACTCCAGTCGGCACCCCCACAGACCTTCCCGAAAGCTCGTATGCTGGAAGAGGGCCGAGCACTACTGGCAACCCTTCTGGCTGAGCAAGAGACCAAAACCCAAGCCTTCCGATCCGAAATGGACCGGTATTCAACCATTTTGGCATTGGCTAATAGGCAAAGGGACGAACAATCTGCTGCCAAAGCTCGTAAACGGGCTCTGGAGAGCGATCTGGCAAAGATGCAGGGCAACCTATGCCCCACTTGCAATCAGTCCTGGAATAGCCCACAGGCTGCGTTGGATTCGATTCTGGCAGAGGTCGCCAGGTGTGAGACGGTATTGGCTGGTTTGGTTCCAGAAGTACCACCTAAACCTACATCTGAACCCACCAACCCTATGATCCCCAAAGTCCAAGCGGCCATCAAAGAGCTTGAACTTGCCCAAGCTCAGTTTCAGCAGGCCATGACTGGGGAACTGGCTCGCCTACAGGGGCTCCAGAGGGTTTCTATCCAGCGGGTCCAAGATTGGGAAAAGGCTAAGGCCAAGACTGACGCTGCCCTGGCTTCTAGCTTGGAACAGATCGCACTGAAAGAGCGTCAGATTTCTGATACTCAAACTGCCGCCAATGCTGAACTCGACTATTCATCTTTGGTAGGGAAAGATGGGTTCTTGGGGGTGATTTTTGAAGAAATCCTCAATGAAATCGAAGGTTTAGCCAACCAGTTCATGTCCCGCATGACCAACGTGGCCAATGTAAGTGTGCAATTTTCCACGGTGAAGCAAACCTCCAAAGCTTTGGAGAATTCCATTACTTGCCTGGTGTCGGTTGCTGGGAATGTCGTTCGTTGGGAAGCTGCATTGAGCGGTGGGCAGAAGACCTCTTTGGATAGAGCTGTAGATCGGGCAGTACGGGAAGTGATCTCCAACCGGTCGGGTCTCAAGGTAGAGTTCCTTTTGGAAGACGAGACGTTTGAGGGGCAAGGGGCCAGTAAGGAAAGTGCTCTGGAGTTGCTTCGGGAAGAGGCGGCTTCAAAGGTGATCGTGGTGATTGACCATGCGGCAGACTTCAAAGAATCGTTCTCTCGGGGCTTGCTTGTAACAAACGAGTCCGGTAAGAGCGTTGTCAGGGAGATCAAAAAAGCATGAGTAACTACTTGGTTTGGGAAGAGGGTTGTTCCAGAGACGACGCAGCTGAGATTGCGGCAGCAGGGCCCAGGGAAGCTGCCGAATCCTTCGCTGAGTCTGTCATGGACATCACGGAAAATGTTCTCCGTGTGGTGGTTTCAGAGCCCGGAATGGAATACGAACAGCCTTGGAAGGTCTTTGTAGACCGGGACCCCACTTTCTGGGCTCAAGAAGCGTGACCCTCACCCAAAAAGATGTGACCGCTATTCGCCACTTGACTCTGCGGTTGTGGACCTCTAAACACCGCGACATCCGATTCTCCAAAGAAGCGGAGAGAATGTCCGATGCAGACTTTCTGGGATTGTGCTATCTGGAAGCCGCTGTAGAAGTGCTTAACTCGAAGGGCTTTGCTGCCCCTGTAACTGAAATCCAAACGGAGACTGAACCATGCTGAAACCCGAAACCAAAGTGAAGTATTGCCTCGAAGCGATTCAAGTGCTGAAAAAGAACGGTTGGTGCCAAAACGTCTTCAAGGACGAAAAGGGGCGTGTTTGTGCTGTGGGGGCGCTCGAAAAGGTGAACCGCGACCATCGTCGAATGCCGAATAGCGAAATTCGGCTTTTCTCCTATGAGATCGCTCGAAAAGCCACTGGTTGTGCTACTCTGACAAGCTACAACGACGACATTGCCAATCGCAAAGAAGACGTGATCAAGGTGTTCAAGGACGCAGCAGACCTCTACAAGAAGGAGTGCAAATGAGCTTTGAAAAGAAGAAGCAAAAAGAACCGTTCGCAGATTTGTCGGAAGAGTTCAAGGACAAGGCCAATTCGTCTACGGACGAAGAACTGAAGCGAATCGCGTCTGAAACCGCTTTCGCCCAGCACGAGAACCTGGTGGCCCAGAAGGATGACCAGGATCTGGCTGAGAAAAAGGAGCAGGCCAAGATCGCGGGTGAACAGTACGCCCAAGCCACCAAGACCAACAAGCTGAAGATCAAGTATATCTATCAGCTGCTGGAAGCTCGCGGTAAGGTCTGAAGGTCCGAGTAGACTGACTGTAGTTCGGGAATAGTCGGTCCGACATAAGCCCTTCGGGGCTTTTGTTGTTTCTGGGTATGGTACTATCCCCCGATGCGCATTCTTGCACTCGACGTGTCTACGAAAACCGGTTGGGCTGTGTTCGACGACGATAATCTGGTTTATTTTGGTCGTCACGCCATCACGGTAGACAACTTCAACGTCAATGACTTCCCAGACCAAGCCGAAGAGTACCCTGAGAACATTGCTACAGCCGCTCAGTCCATGTGCAGATTCATTCTGACGCTCTTGGAAGACCACAAGCCCGACCGCATTGTGATAGAGAACACGGTGAAAGGGCGGAACCGGCATACCCAACGCATCCTCGAATGGATCCACCACGAGCTATTCCAAAACGCACTGTACAAGTTTTGGGCATCGGACCGTTTGAACTACCGTGACCCGTCCTGGTGGCGCAGCAAGTTGGAAGTCCGGATGTCCAACGAAGATAAGAAGAACAACCGCCATGTCCGGGAGGGCAAAAAGCGTGGCAAAGTGACGGTGAAGCATTTGTCTGTACGCAAGGCAAATGAGCTTTTTGGTAAAGGTTTGAAGATCAAAGACAATGACATCGCAGACGCCATGCTCTTGGGCTTGGCTCAATACAAGGAAATGAACCCGTAATGGCCCTTCTGACACCACGACCGACCTACGCACCATTTGAGTACGAAGAAGCCTACAAGTTCTGGGAGCTACAGCAACAGTCCCATTGGCTGCACACCGAGGTGGCCATGGCCTCAGACATCAATGATTGGAAGCTCAATCTGTCTGAGCCGGAAAAGCAGGTGATCGGGAACATCCTCAAAGGCTTCACCCAATCGGAGATCTTCATCCAGGAGTATTGGGGAAGCATGGTCTCGAAGTGGTTCAAAAAGCCTGAAATCCAGATGATGGCGGCTTCCTTCTCTTCCATGGAGTCGGTCCATGCTGTCTCGTATGCCTATTTGAACCAGTCCCTGGGGCTGGAGGACTTCAGTGCCTTCCTCCATGAGCCTACGGCCAAAGCAAAGATTGACCGACTGATCTCTACCAAGGGAAAGTCTAAAGATGAAATCGCTCTTAGCCTGGCTATTTTTAGTGCCTTCAACGAGGGGGTTAGCCTTTTCTCCTCATTTGCCGTACTCCTCAATTTTTCCAGGTTCAACAAGCTCAAGGGCGTCGGGCAAATCATCGCGTTCAGCATCAAGGACGAATCGCTCCACAGCGAGGCTGGGTGTTGGCTATTCCGGAAGCTCGTGGAAGAATGCCCAGAGATCTGGACGGACGAACTCAAAAAGCAAATTTACGAAGCTGCAAGACTGACCGTGGAACTGGAAGACGCTTTCATCGACAAAGCCTTTGAGGGTGGGGAGATCGAGGGGCTGACTATTGCGGACCTCAAGAACTTCATCCGCTTCCGGTGCAACGATCGGCTCCACTCTTTGGGGCTCAAATCCAACTGGAAGAACCTGGACAAGACTGCCATCCAACGGATGGAGTGGTTCAGTGTGCTAAGTGGCGGGGTCAGCAATTCGGACTTCTTCGCCAGCCGCGTTTCGGAATATAGTCGCGGAACTCATGACTGGACGACTATCTGGAGTGACGATGGGGTCAAATAAAATTCCAGGAGCGGTTGTTGGCCAAAGATTTGGGCGACTAATCGTTGTGGAGATTTTAGGAACGGACGGCAGCCCAGCGAATAAGCGGTTGGCTTTGTGCTTGTGTGACTGCGGAAAGAACCACACAGCAAGAATCAACAATTTGCATAGAAAAACCAAAAGTTGTGGGTGCTTCAAGGCTGACGGGATCAAGCTCAGGATGGGTAAGCCAATTGAGCACTTGGCTTCCAGAGCATTGCTCAATTCCTGTATCCGAATGAACAAAGACTGCGATTTGACACAGGATGAAGTCAAGCAGATGATGTTCTCAAAATGCTTTTACTGTGAAGGAACGCCAGAAGAGGTTGGGACCGTCTGGCAAAGGGCCATACGTGACGGCCGACAAGTAAAACGAATTGGCTTGGACAGAGTTGACAGTAGCCGAGGGTACTATCGAAATAACGTAGTTCCATGCTGTTTTGTGTGTAACAAGATCAAACGAGAACTCGACCCTTCCGTTCTCTTGGCACGAATGAAAAAGTTTGTCGTAAATCTAGAAAAATTGGTGAACAAATGACACTCAAAGAACTCAAAGACCTACAAGAAGCACCTGAATGGCTCACGGAAGAGGGACTCAAGACCATGGAGGGTGGGTACCTCCTCCAAGGGGAAACGCCCAAGGGTATGTACCGTCGTGTGGCCAAGGCTGCTGCTTCGTACTACGAGAACAAAGAGTATTGGGAGATGGTGTTCTTTCGGGCCATGTGGCTGAATTGGCTCTGTATCGCTTCTCCCATTGCAGCCAACATGGGGACCTCCCGGGGCCTGCCCATCAGCTGCAACTCGATCCATGTGGGAGACAGCGTAGATTCAATCTTTACCAAAAACCACGAGCATGCCATGCTTTCCAAGCACGGGGCTGGTGTGGGCATCTACATGGGTGACGTTCGAGCCCGTGGAAGCTCCATTCAAGGCAATGGTCGGAGCGAAGGTGTCATTCCTTGGTGTCGCACCTTTGACACTACGACTGTAGCTGTGTCCCAAGGCTCAACCAGGCGTGGAGCTGCTGCCATCTACCTACCGGTTGATCACGGGGACTTCGATGAATTTTTGAACATTCGTCGGCCTACGGGAGACCTCAACCGGCGTTGCTTGAATACCAACCAGGGCGTCTGCATCAGTGATGCCTGGATGCAAAGCATGATGGCTGGTGACAAGGACAAACGGACCCAGTGGGAGAACATTCTCAAGACCCGGGTAGAGACCGGTGAGCCCTATTTGTTCTTCTCAGATGCTGTAAACCGGGCCAACCCCGAATGCTATGTCAAAAACGGGCTTTCGGTCAAAACCTCGAACATCTGCACCGAGATCATGCTCCATACGGACGAAGAGCATTCGTTTGTGTGTTGTTTGTCCAGCCTCAACTTGACTAAATGGAACGAGTGGTCTGACTCGGACCTTCCAAACGTAGCCATTCGGTTCTTAGATGCTGTGCTGGAAGAGTACATCGTTAAGTCCGAGAACAAGGTGGGGCTGGAGTGCTCTCGCCGTTCGGCTATCAAGGGCCGGGCTATTGGACTGGGGGTGCTGGGCTGGCACACACTGCTCCAAAAGAGTGACATGCCCTTTGACTCCTTCGAGGCAATGAGTCTGAACGCCCAGATCTTCTCGACCATCAAGCGCAAGGCTCTGGAAGAGTCCAAGAAGATGGCTGTGGAGCTTGGGGAGCCAGAATGGTGCAAGGGTTTTGGGGTGCGGAACACCCATTTGTTGGCGGTTGCTCCTACGGTATCTAACAGTCTGATGTCTGGTGGGCACTCCCCTGGCATTGAGCCGATCGCAGCAAACATCTACTCTCAGAAGTCCTCCAAGGGTACCTTCATTCGCAAGAACCCTGTTTTGGAAGTTGTACTGCTTCAGCTGGGGAAAGATACCCCGGAGGTTTGGCAGTCCATCAACGAGTCTGGGGGCTCGGTACAACACCTCAGTTTTCTGACACCAGAGCAGAAGGCGGTCTTTTTGACTGCCCGGGAAATCAACCAGCACGCAATCGTCAAACAGGCGGTCCAGCGTCAGAAGTGGGTCGATCAGGCCCAATCGGTGAATCTGTTCTTCGGTACCAACTCACCTCCGAAGTACATCCATGAGGTCCATTTGGGTGCTTGGGAGGGTGGTTTGAAGACCCTTTACTATCTCCGAAGTGAAGGTGTGCTAAGAGGAGATCTGGCTTCCCGCTCGAAGGACGAATGTGCGGCTTGTGATGGGTGATGGCATGAACGGAAATTCTTACCGAATCAATTGGGCTAAGGGCATTTGGGACTTTGTCGGAAGAGCCATCCTCAAACAGCTTGAGGTTCTTCTTCTACGATGCCAGTGGGGACCGGCAGCCACTTAGTGCCTTACAGTTCAATGAACAAGATGCGAAAGAGCTGATCAAGTACCTCCAGTGGTGGCTTGGCAAGAAGGCTGATGAAAAGGGTCCAAAATGATCAAATACGTTCGAATGGTTCCAGAAGCTGTAGCTCCGGCCCGTCTACACCCAAACGATGCTGGCTTGGACCTGACGGTTATCCGTTTGGTCAAGAAGGTTGGCAACGTAGAGATGTACGGTACTGGCCTCAAGGTGAGTCCTACGTATGGTCACTATTTTGACCTGGTTCCTCGTTCCAGTATCATCAAAACTGGCTACATTTTGGCCAATTCTGTTGGGGTGATCGACCCTAGCTATACCGGGGAGGTATTGGTAGCGCTGTTGAAGGTAGACCCCAATGCACCAGACCTGGCTCTCCCCGCTCGTGTGGTACAATTGATCCAACGGCCACTGCCAAACTTCTTGGATTACTTGGCGGTTGAGGTACAGGACCTGGAAGCGACTGCACGCGGGGACGGTGGGTTTGGTAGCACTGGAAGTGGTCTGGTCTTCCCAGACCCGTCGAAGGTCATTTACTCAGTGACGGACCCCAGACAGCTTAACTTTTTCGACCCAAACGGAAACTCAAATGAGTGAAGAACTGACAGAAGCTGAGCTACGATTCGAAAAGGCTTTGGTAGTCAAAGACCTTCTTCGGCAAAAGCACTACATCACTGGCACCCAGCCCGACGAGTACACTGAATACGAAGCCCAGATCAACGAAGAAATCCGGCAGTTCCTTTTGAACCGCTTGGACGAACTGCTGGGAGTCAAAGCTACGGCTGGCAAGAAGGTCCCAACCAAGCCAGGACTTCCTGCACCCAAAACCAACAAGCCCCAAACCCCTGTGGCTGAGGAACAAGACCTCGACGATGGCAATGACGAGGACTACCTTCCGGACGACCTCAAGGACGAGCCCAGAGACCATCCAGCAGTCATCAAAGAAGCTCCAGGTCCCAAGTTCCAAGGGTACAATGTCGGGTACACCCCGCTGGGTCGCCAAACCCCTGATGGACGAGACCTATTTGCTCGCAACGGGGTCATCTACGCTTGGACTCCACGGGAAACGGACATGCAAGAGGACGGGCAAGTGGGCTTCTTCATGAAGCAGTGGGGGCAAGGTCAAGTCCGTCCGCAGGGCAACATCCAGCCTGTCCCTATGATTTCTGGACACCAAATCACCGGGGCTTCTTACGCTCACGCTATCGGCGCTCAGTCGATCCGGGGCGGTGGAGAGATCAACGGAAAAGACGGACATGGTATAGACGTGGGCGGCAATGGAATTGTAGGTCGCATCCCAGGAATCAGCAACGCAATCGAGGAAGGCTAAAATACAATGGAAACCAATCCAACGCAGGCGCAGCTAGGAATTCGTAAGACGGCGAACAACGCACTCGAAAGTGCCACCAAAGCTCTGGGAGGTCTACAGGAGATGGAGAAGTTCATCGCCCAGACCCTCATCAGTTCAATCAACACTGGGTTCCGGGACCACGAACAGAAGTTCGGGCTCCTTTCAGGTCGGACCGATTCTCTGTCCGAGTGTATGGATGCCGTGGTGGCCATCCTGGGAGAAGACAAGGTCCGGGAAACCATCATCCAGCAGCGTAAGGACCGCTCGTCCAAGGAAGCGGAGCTGCACCGGGCTACCATTGCCACCCAGCTTGAAAAGGGCCTGATCGCCAAGGCAGACAAGGTGTCCGAGAAGAGCCTCTTGGTAGGTGTTGAATACGACGCCGAAGGCAATGCGACCCACCCTGGGCGCGTTTGGGCGCTGTTTGCAGAACTCAAGCCGGAAAGCCAAACCCTTCTGCTGGGTGCTGCGGTTGGTGCTGAAGCTCCTCTCCCGGTCGGAAAGTTTGTCCTCACCGAGATCTACGAAGAGGTTGCATCGCCCGCTGCTGACGCGGTGCAGAATTGAGTTCGTTGGCTGAGTCGTACCTGAAGGTGTTGGAGAAGAAGGCCGAAGCCACCAGCAAGAAGGGGGTTACGGCTACGGCTGTGCAGGCAGAGTATTGGAATAACATCCAGTCATTTACCAACAAATTCTTCTCTGGCACTCCCAGTCCGTACCGTCCCAAAAAGAAGAAGGTCACGGAGCGCTTTTCCAACATCATCCTCTCTGATCTCCATTACGGGTCGGACTTGGATTCCCGGGTTACACCGTTTAAGTATGGTCCAGTAGAGGAGGCCCGTCGAACCGCTGCCATTGGTGTCCAGGTGGCTGACTACAAGCGCCAATACCGCGACCAGACAGAACTCAACGTCCACCTGATTGGAGACATCATTCAGGGTAACCTGCATGACCCCCGTGCAGCTGCACCTCTGGCTGAACAGTGGACCCGGGCTCTTTCCAATCTTCGCCAGGTGATTGACTTCTGGAGTCGGGAGTTCAAACAAGTTACGGTGCGTTGCGTCACTGGTAACCATGGTCGGACCAAAAGCCGTCACCCTGAACGTGGTGTGGACGGCAAGTGGGACTCGGAAGAGTTCAAGCTTTACCAAGGGCTGGCTGGTTGTTTCCACAACTACCCCAACGTGGCCTTCGAGATTGGCCTCCGTCCCTACTATGTATGCACCAACTTCGGGATGAAAAGCTTCTTTACACATGGGGATACCGTGCTGAACGTCGGCTTCCCCTCCAGCTCCATCAACGTAAAGGCCGTATCGACCCAGATCAACAAGATCAACGGCAAGCTGGAAGGCCATGAGCGGTACTCGTTGTTTGGTGTAGGACACGTACACACAGCCTCGGCTACCCACCTCCCAAATGAGGTACTGGTTACCAATGGCTGCCTGGTGCCTCCAGACGAGTACGCGCTGTCGATCGGGCTCTTGGACAACGTCTGCATCCAGCAGATGTACGAAACGGTTCCAGGGCACATCTTCGGGGACTGCCGGGGCCTCAAGGTGGACCACAAGACCGACCAGGACGCCTCCTTGGACAAGATTGTCCGCCCCTTCCAGCTATGATGACCGAGCTGGAACAGATCTTGGATACCATCGACATCTTGGAGACCCATTTGGCTACGGCCAAGAACGAGTTCAAGACCACGCGATATGATTTGGCCCGAATCGAGATGGAGTTGA